ACCAATTTTAGAAGTCTGTCTTTCAAGTCTTCCGGGTTGAAACATGGGATATCTGTAGAAAACCCGGTTCCAATTCCGCACGCTCCGTTGATAAGAATAAGAGGTAGTACAGGAACATAGAATGATGGCTCGATTGAAAACCCGTCGTCGTTTAGATAATTTACAAGAGAGTAATCATCTGGATTAAACATGTTCTTGAAATTTTTCGAGAGGTGAGTAAAGATGTACCTCGGACTCGATGAGTCTTTCCCTCCCTGAAGCCGAGTACCAAATTGTCCAACAGGTTCTAGGAGATTCATATTGTTAGAGCCCACATATGTCTGAGACAGACCGATGATGGTATCCTGTAGACTTGTTTCTCCGTGATGATAGCTAGAAACTTCAGAGACGTATCCGGCAAGTTGAGATACCTTGATTTCGGAATATAGATTTCTTTTGATACATCCATATAGGATTTTTCTCTGGGACGGCTTTAGTCCGTCTACAAGACTGGGAATTGAACGGATGTTGTCTGCGATGGAAAATAGTACAAGTTCCTTGTTGATAAGATCTTTTACCTTTACCTTGTTATTATTGTAATTGAGAGTTTCTGGGCTCTTGATATTTCCAAGAATCCATTTTTTCCTTGCGTCTGCCTCTGTTTTTGTAAATGCCATTTCTAGGTATTTTTCATCTTCAATTGTTTCTATTTTGTAATCAAGGGTCTTCATATCTTTAAAGTATTCCTTGGCCTCCGCCGAAGTACTTGTACCAAGACCCTTGTAGTATTTTACTTTGTAGCCGGATGTATTATTATTTTCTTTCCAGGTGTTGTAATCGCTAAGGTTGTAAAATGGCAACGTTTCGTTTCTTTTGGATATTTTAATGATCGGTGTGACAAGGGATGATACAAAATTTATTTTTAGTAGTTCTGGCCAAGAATTTCCGATGAAATTAATGAGCAGACTTTTAATGTGAAATCCGTCGGTATCTGCATCGGTCATAATCAAAACCCGCCCATATCTGAGTTCTGATAAATTCTTGTACTTCTTGCCGTTTTGTAGGCCAAGAATTTGTTTGATGTTATTTATCTCTTCATTTTTGGACAGTTGTGCATAAGTTGCTGTCCGGGTATTCAGTAGCTTTCCTCGCAGGGGGAAAACACCGTACGTGTCTCTTCCCACAACTGATAGACCCGAGATAGCAGTGGCTTTAGCAGAATCGCCCTCTGTGAAGATAATAGTACACTTAGATGAGTCCTTTGTTCCGGCTCGGTTTGCGTCGTCAAGTTTCGGAATGATAACTCTTGAAGTTTTCTTGCCATCTGTTTTTTGTAGAGACTTCTTCTCTTTAGCGTCTGCAAGAGTCAGTACATTTTCAATGATCCCAAGCTTGGCTACATTCTTAATGAAATCCTGTGATGCTGTAAATTTACTGCCGAAATCCGAAATCTTTGTGATGTTCTTTTCTTTCGTCTGTGAAGAAAAGGACGGGTTTTCAATGATACAATTTATAAATACAAAGATGTTGTCCTTGATGTAATGAGGTTTGATTGTAAGACTCTTGTGTTTTTCCTGTATAGTTTCTGTTAGTTTTTTGATTATGGGATTGATGACATGGTCTACATGACTTCCTCCATCGGACGTGTTTACGCCGTTTACAAATGACATGCATTGAAATCCGTTCTCAGAAGGTGCGATAGATACTTGCCACCGCGGTTCTTCTTGAATAACCCTGGGACATTCTTTTTTTGGTCCGATGTACACTGAAATGTAGTCGGAAAAGTCTTTTACAGTCAATTTCTTTCCGTTGTAGTGTACATCTACGCCCTTGGGAGTAATTGCACAGATGTCAAAGATGCGTTTTACCAGGATGTCTTTAGTATCCTGAGTGATACAATCAATCCCAAATCTTTTAAAATCGGGTCTGAATGTAATCCTTGTGTATTCTTTGGAAGTTTTTCCAATCTTGGGTTTGCAAATTTTACTAAGATTTTTTTCAAATGTTTGTGCGTATTTTTTACCACCAGATGCAGTCTCGATACGGAATGTATCAGAAAAGATTGCTGCCAGCTTGGCTCCGAGACCGTTAAGTCCTCCGGTTGTTCTTTTCTTTGTGTCGTCGTGGTTGCTGGTGGTGAGAAGATTTGCAAAGATAAGTTCAGGGATGTAAATCTTATACTCGGGGTGAATTTCAATAGGTATACCAGAATCGTTGTATACACTGATATCGCCATCATCTGTTATGTCAACCTTTATGCAGGTGACTTTTTTATTCCTCTGGACTTCGTCTGAGGCATTTGTTAGGATCTCGTCAAAGATTTTATAAACTCCCGGATTCCATTTACAGCTTTTATTATGCGCAGTGTTATTGTCAGGGTTTATGGTCCAGCAATCGGAGACTATGTCTTTGGTATCTCCAACATACATCCCAGGGCGTTCCAGGACATGTTCGATTTGAGTATATTTTTTATAGTTCTCCGCCATAACTGTAAGTAACTGATTATAAATTGAAATATATTTTTAAACCAGTTATTTTTTTGTAAAATTTGAGATTCAATTCAAGCCTTAAGAAGTTCAATCATTCTATCAATCTCAGTGAGATTCTTCATGCCAACAAATTTCGTCTTCTTTTTTTTATATCTAATTATTGTACATGGGATATTAGAGATCCTGTTTTCAGACAGGAAATCTTCAAATGCGTCATTCTCTACGTCTACTTTATAAACTACAGAATCCTCGACAGTCAATAATACCTTCTCAAGATTAACACACGGCTTGCACCACTCGGTTCCAAACTTAGTAAATACAACCGTTTCGCCAAAGTCTATTGAATCTATAACATTGTAAGATTCAAGGCTATCAATCTGAGTAGTTTCCATATTTATAATATATAATATAATTTATTTTTAAGTTTATATTATACTTTAAAAATAAAGTAACTTATTATAAATATGTATTTTCCATCTTTAGATTTTTATGTTTTTGATATACAGGCCATTGCAATAATTATAATTACCATCTGTTTAGTTTTTGCAGTAAATAAATTTATTATAAAGAAAGCCGAAGATGATAAGAAAGAAGGTCATAAAGGTGTAAATGAAGTAGCCCTTTTATTGGGAGGTGCAGCACTTGGCGGACTTATTAGTTTAATTGTATCGTACTTAACATTAGAGTCTGATAATATAGATACGTCCGATTATTACAATTAATAATATAAATATAGTATTAGTTACATTGTTATGTCGATAAGTCTATCGAAATTTAACCCTAAGAAGATAGAAGAGAAGAGACTCACGGGTTCTGGTCCGGCAACGTGTGTTTTTATAGGAAAACGCGGAACGGGTAAAAGTACATTGGTTGCGGATATACTTTATCGTTTACGTAATATAAATGCGGGTGTAGCAATATCAGCCACCGAGGACGGGAATGCATATTATTCAAATTTTATACCAGAAATATTAATACATTCCGAATATAAACCGGAGATTATACAACAGGTTATAACTCGCCAAAAAAAAATAATAGACGGCAAGAAAAAAACAACGGATAATGATGTATTTGTTTTATTAGATGATTGTATGTATGATAAACGGATGATAAAAGACCCAAATATCCGCGGGATATTTATGAATGGGCGTCATTGGAGAATAACATTTTTATTAACCATGCAATATTGTATGGATTTGCCACCCGATCTCAGGACTAACATAGATTATATCTTCATTCTCAGGGAAAATATTATACAAAATCAACAAAAGTTGTATAATAATTTCTTTGGGATATTTCCGCATTTTTCAGTTTTTCAAGACGTTCTCAATAGTTGTACGGAGGGGTATGATTGTTTAGTCTTAGATAATACGTCAAGAAGTAATAATATACAGGACTGTGTTTTTTGGTATAGGGCTACCCCAGACCGCAAATTCAAAATAGGCTCTAAAGACCTATGGAATTATTGTAAAAAGAATTATGATGCAAAAAAGGCTAAAGATGTCCCAGAATATGACGCTAAAAAAATGAAAAAGAAGAATACTCCTTCTGTAAGCGTTAAGAAATTAAAGTAATTTATTTTTGTTTAAATTTATGGAATAATGTCTTTGAATAGATCCTTTATTTCATTATTAGGGTACTTATAATAAAGATCTGGCTGATCTTCATATCCGTCTTTAACTAATGTATACTTTCCTGTATTTGTACACAGATTGTATACATTAAAATTGTCTTTAAGATCAAACAATTCAGTTCTAGTTGAAAAATTAACAGATATACTACCTTCCACCCCGCTAATAATCCTATGGAAAATACCCGCTGGCCATACTACCATCGCTGGACCATCAAAATACAGCTTGTCATTTTTATAAACTTTGTCCGGTGTAATAATGAAAGAAGCCTTTGTTAGTGTTTTTGGATCAAAGATGTCAATGTATCTAGTTCCTTGAAGAACAAGAAGATTATCATCTTGTCCTGGGTGCATATACCAAGGTCTTTTAACGGGGGGTGTACAATCTT